TTGGAAGGTTTTTGTTGACTTTGGTTTGGGGTTGTGTTACAAAGGTACTTGACAAGTTGTTATAATCTCCGCCGTATGGTCGAGTGGCAGCGAAGTCGCCTCCTTTAATTCCGGCTCCCTTGGGGAGCTGAGGGGGCACAGAGGCCCCAGGGGGCTTCGGTGGGGGACAGTTGTGTGCTCGTATCAGGTTGTTGTTTGGTTGGTGGCGTCTAGGACGGGAGGTGGTGTAGGGTTTGTTGTTGAGCCACCCGGTTGCCCTTTTCTTCCTCTCTCGGGGTGGCCGGGTGGTTCTGTTATGAAGTTTGGTTTGTTACCTGATGAGGAGCCTGCTGCTCGTAATTTGAGCGAGTTTGAGACGGCTTTGTTGGAGTGGGATACTACTCCTTCTGATTTGCGGGCTAAGGGAGAGAAGTCTTTGACTGGGTTTTGTGAATCCCGTAAGACTTCCTCGGAGCGGTGTCTGCGTGCGATGCAGAAAGACTGGTACAAGCTCGCGCGTCGGCAACTGTCAATCGAGAAAGGCGAGTTGGACTACAAAACCCGCACCATCCTCGCAGTCGCATACGAACAAGCATTGAAGGGGAACCCCGCCGCTCGCAAAGACTGGATGGCCTTCTACCAGCCATTGAAAGAAACAGTAGAAGAGATAAAGATAGAAACCCCCACAACCAACCAATCAGCCGATCCCATGGGTGTCACAGAAATGAGTGACACTCAACTAGCGGAAGCTTTAAAAGAATGGGCGGACAGCGAATGACCTGCACCAACCCTGCTCGCATCCGGCCCCTGGAGGGCGGATGAGCACGCAGACACGACGAGAAACCCTTCTGCAGAACCGCTTGTTGAAGGGCACTAACCCTGCCACTCGTTCGCTCGTTTTGGGTGGCACAAAGAATGCTGTGGTGGGCGGTGCCCAGTCTTCTGTGTTGGCAGGCAAATTGAACAGGGTTGAAACGTCACGTTACGCAGCTGTGGTGTCGGGTGAAAGCAACATTGTTCAATACTCTGACGACTCGGTAACTGTTGGAGGGCTGGAAAACATAATGGCTGTCGCCCCTGGGTCTGTGAGCCTCGGGGGCGGGCTAAAAGTTTCGGGACAACCGGTTTCAGGCAACGAAATGTCGTTCACACGATCTTCTACGATGCTGGGCGGGTACAACAACACTATTAAAGGCGGTTATCAAGCAGGTATCTTTTCTGCTTGGGAAAGCGAAATTGACGCTGTTAGTGGCGGGACAGTACAGTTCTCCACTATCTCTGGCGGGTCTTACAACGAGATCAGGTCTGCTAACTCCGGCATTGTCGGGGGGGAGCAAAATGTGATTGGGATAAGCGGGTATGGCTGGAACGCTATTATTGGTGGCGGACATAACACCATGAACAACTCGCAGTTTTCGGCGATGGTGGGGACTGGCGGGCTTGATACCGGGTCCACGATGACTGACGCTAACAGATCGGTCATTGTTGGCGGCGGCGATTTGGCCATAACCGATACAAACCAATCCGGCCTATTCGCTGGTGAGAGTAACGCTATCAATGGCACCGGGGGGGATACAGATAAGTCGGCGATCATTGGTGGACGGGACAATGACATCACCGGTGGCGCTAACGAGGGTGCAATTATTGGGAGCCGTCAATCTTCGATCACCGGGAATGCGAATGGGGTTATTGCGGCTAGCCGTAACGGCATAGTGATACATAACCGTGCCGCACTAGTAGCCACCGATGGCAGGAATTCTGTGCAAGCCTCAACCCTCCACACAGACAACTTGCATGTCTTTGATAGTTATGTAAAATTCGGGGCGCTGCCAACTTCTTCTAGCGGTTTGGCTGCTGGCCGACTTTGGGTTTCCGGCACCTCACCTAACAAATATCTCAGGATGGCGTAGGGTTACCAACTATGGATAAAAGAACTGCTAAACGGATCCCGTTGCAAACGTTTCGAGACGCGTTTTCGGATGATGCAAGAGAGATCACTGTTGCCCCGCTCTACAAAGGCGGCGATCAGATTGCAACCGGCAACTTGGCGGCGGTCTATTCTGACGGCAGGTTGCTTGGGTTGCTGGCTTGGAGCGATCTAGTGATGCTGATTAGTGAGACTGACGGCAAGAATTTCAATTTCTTAAAGATCCCCGCTAGTAGTGGGGATAGTGTCGAGTTGCCTCCGACTGTGGAGAAGTTAGTTTGGAGTTGGCAAGACGCCCTTGACGTGCAAAAAGAAAATCATTTGTCTGAGATAGCAAAGATTGAATCCCAGATTGCTGAAGTCCAGTAATGGATCTTGCTGAGCTTTGGGATTTAGTGAAAGACGAGCCAATGGGTCCAAAGGTGGGGTTTGTTTTGGTTACGTTAATCAACTATGTTGAGGCGATGGATCAGCCTGCGGAGGAAGAGTGAGCCTTTCTATTGAGGAATTAGAGCAAGAAGCGGAGTGGAGGCGCTGTAAAAGCAATGTGTTCTATTTTCTTGAAACGCATTGGCATATTAGTGTGCCTGGCGGTTCGCCTTTGTTTGAGTTGCGTGATCCGCAGCGGGAAGCTTTGCAGAAATGGGTAGATGGCGAGAACACGATTTCGTTGAAAGCACGTCAGATTGGCTGGTCCACTTTGGCTTCGGCTTATGCGTTTTGGCTGGTGTTCTTCCATGCCGATCAGACTGTTGTGAAGCTGTCACGTACAGAGAACTTTGCAAAGAAACTGCTCCAAATGAGCAAGTACGGTTATGCCCGGATACCGGATTGGATGAAAGAGCGGGGGCCGCAAGTCGAAAAGATGAACCAGCTGGAACTTCATTTCGATAATGGTTCGACTATTGAATCGATGGCTTCTCGTGAGAACGCTGCCCGTGGTATCACTGCATCTTTGATTATTGCTGACGAGTGGGCGTTCTTTAATGACCCTGCCGAAGCGTGGACTGCTATCTACCCGGCGACTGAAGTGGGCGGGCAGATCATTGGCATTTCAACTGCAAACGGTTTCGGTAACTGGTTCCACCGTTTCTACATGTCTGCGAAGGAAGGGACGAACAACTTCAAGGCAATGTTTTTTCCGTGGAACAGTGTGCCTTCTCGGGACGAGGAATGGTATAAAGCCCGCACTAAAGACATGGAGCCTTGGCAGTTAGCTCAGGAGTATCCGGCTACCGACGAGGAAGCGTTCATTGCTTCCGGTAACCCTGCGTTTGACACGGACATGTTAAAAGAACAGATCCTTGTGAAACCTCCTTTGTGGGAGGGGCTGCTTGCGGCTGACGATGATGACCGGTTTGTGTTGGTGAAGGTTTCTGAACCGCCGTTGAAAGTGTGGGAGAAACCCGAACCGGGCATGATGTATGCGATAGGCGCTGACGTTGCCACCGGCCAGCCTGACGGCGATTACTCGACAGCACATGTGGTTTCAGCGAACACTGGCGTGACGGTTGCAGTGTTTCGCGAGCGCATAGTGCCTGAAGATTTTGCTGAATCGCTTGTCCGTCTGGGTTTGTGGTATAACACGGCTTTGCTTGCTCCTGAACGCAACACTCACGGCCTCGTTGTTGTCAGGCGTTTGTCATACGATTTGAAGTACCCAAATTTGTACATGCATGTGCGAGACAACATTCAGCAGTCAGTAACCCGCAATGTGGGCTGGCATACGAACCAGGCTTCGAAGATGGTGTTGGTTGACGAGCTGGGGGCTGCTTTGAGGCGGGGGAAGTTGAAGGTTCATTGCGAGGACACGTTCGAAGAGCTTGTGGCGTTCTCTCGCAAGGTGAGAGGCGGCGGGAACACCATTTATGAGGGGAAACCCCATGACGATCTTGTTATTTCTTTGGGTATAGCAAACATGGCTTTGCAGCACATCTACGTCCCGGAGGTGAAAGCTGAAGAATCGGACGGTTTGACGATGGCTTTCTTCGAATCCCTTGTAGATCGTGCTAGTATCCACAAGAATAAACCTTACACGGCCGGTTATCGTCCGCCAAAAACCAACCCAGGAGGGTTTGTTGTCCATGCATGAGTTCACGCCACATCATTGCCTGTGTAGTTGCGGCATGGTTTTTGAGGATTTGCACGGCCATGGGTTGTGTTTTGGTTGCAAAATACAGACGCTGCGGTTTGACAAAGTAGCCTATGTGGCTGAAGGTATGGCAGAAAAAGACATTGTTGCTGCAGCGGCTGCTTCTGGCCGTGAAATAGAAAGGGCTTCAGACCGTGACCGTGACCGGCGAGATTTCGCAAAGATTGAAAAACCCGTGTTGTCAGATTCCACTAAGAGATTGATACATCAAGTTCATGGACGCTAACGAACCTATTCCTACTGGCCGTGTAAGTATCAAAACTCAACAGAAGCTTGCCGACTACCGTGCCGAAATTGCTGCTTCTCAGGATGCGATGGAGGAGAAGGGGTATCACGAGAAATGGCGTCGGTTCATCCAAATGTATGAGTCGAATTTGAATTATTCGACTGACCCTGCTGTCGATTGCATCGATGTGCCTATCGGTTTCGCTAACGTAAACATCCTGCGGTCTGCGCTGACAGTAAACCATCCAAAGTTTACTGCGAGTCCGCGCAACCTGCCATCTCATTTAGCTGCAACGTTGTGTGAAGAGGTAGTGAATTGGGAGTGGTATCACAATGATGTCCAAGAAGAGATCCGCAAAGTCACTGACGATTTCTTGATCGCTGGTAACGGCTTCTTGAAAGTTGGCTACCAGTTGGAGACAAGCGGTAAACGCTCGGATGTGACGGCGTTAAATATGCCTGGGCAAGTCGATTACGGCATGTTTGAGAAGCAGGGGTATAACACCGAGTTTGACTCTGCTGTGAGCAAAGCGACGGCTGCGGCGTTTTCTCGGCCTGCTATGGGGTCTGATTTGCCGGAACGTTCGGCTATGGCCAAACAATTGCGTGAGTCCGGTTCCATCATTTTGAAAGATGAGTGTGTGGTTGAGCGGGTGAGCGTGTTTGACATGTTGATCGATTCTTCTGCTACTTCGATGAACAATTTGCAGTGGATAGCTCAGCGGGTTCCGGTGAGAAGCGATGTTGCGGAGAAGAACAAGAGTTGGCCTGCGCGGGTTAGGAAGCAGTTGAGGCCTGGGCAGAAAAGTTTGGCTGAAGAAGAGGACACTGGTACTTCGCAGTATCAGAAACCTAATAGTTCGATTACCCAGGGGCGTCCTGGCGGTGAAAAGATTGAATGGGTGATTGTGTGGGAGTTTTATGATCTGCAGGAGGGGACGATGTGCGTGTTTGATGACAACATGGCTGACGATTTCCTTGTGGCTCCGCAGCCGATGCCTTTCAAGTTTGGTCACCCTTTCATCCATGTTGGTAACTATTCGGTGCCTGACAAGTTCTGGCATATCGGCGAGCTGGAACGCATTGAGACGCTCCAGATGGAGATCAATAAAACCCATTCGGCGCTGGTTAACGACCGCAAGGGGTTCCAGCGGAAGTGGATGGTTCGGGAAGAGTATCTGAATGAGGGTGGGCCTAACTCGTTGGAAAGCGTGTTGCGTTCCGAGGATGACAATCTGATTGCTTCGATTCCGAAGAAGGGTCAGGGCATCAGGATGGAAGACATTATTGCTCGGGTGCCTTCACCGAACCTTGATCCTGCTTTGTACAGTGTGGGTTCCACGTTGCAGAATTTGATGAATGAGGTCAGCGGTATTTCCGATTTCCAGCGTGGGCAGAGCGGTGGCGGTAGTACTGCTACTGAGGCAGCAATTATTAATGATGGCACGATGGCTAGGATGAAGGAGAAGCAGGGAAAGATTGAGAAGTTGATGCGTGATGTGGCGCGTCGCCTGGTCCAGCTAAAAATGCAGTACATGAAGTCTGAGAAAATGTTGCGCATTTCTTTGGGCCAGAATCCTCAGGCAGGTCAGAAACTCCGTGATGCAGGTGTTTCGTTGCAGTCTGCTGATGGGGTGGACCCAACTGAATTGTTCACTTCTTACACTGCTAAAGACATTGAGGGCGAGTATGACATTATTGTAGAGGCGGGGTCTTCTACTGCGTTTAATGAGTCGCAGCGGCGAAGGTCAATTCAAGAAATGTTAGCGACTATTGGTCCGTTCCTTCAGATGGGCAAAATTGATGTGGATGCCTTGTTGACGTATGTGTTGCGGTTTGGGTTTGGCATCCCTAATGCTTCTGATTTTATGAAGTCTGAAACGGCTGTGCCTCAGGGTCAGCCTGGCGGCATTGTTGAGCCTGGCGGCATTGTTGAGCCTGGCGGGCAGGCTGGTGGCGGCGAGTTGCCTCCTGAGCTGATGGCCATGTTGCAACAGCAGCAGGGTGGGACGCCTGGTGTTGCTTCTGTTGCTGGGGGCGTGCAGCAGCCTGGTGGAGGGCCTCCTTTGGCCGCTTCGCAGCCGCCTCCTTACTGATAGTGGCGTCTGGTTAGGTCTGTGTGCAATAATGTGCATAATGTCCGTACAACCGGGCATTCGAACTATCTAGAGGAGTGACCCCTGTGAGTACAGGACTAGTCAATACCGAAGACTCGAACCCTTCCAAAGTTGATATGAACCAAATGGTGCCTGTAACCATCGATGGTGTAACTACCCAAGTAACCTTGCAAGAGGCTGCGAACGGCTACGCATCGAGACAAATGGTGACGCAAGCAACAACCCGCGCTGCCGAGTTGCAGAAACAAGTCGAAGCTTTTGACCGTTTCAAATCGCAACTCCAAGCTGATCCTGAACGGATCGTTACAGGGTTGGCTGAACGGTTCAATATATCTGTTCCCAAGACCGGAGTTGACTCCGACTACCTTGATGACGATGCAGACCCTGCATTGGTGGAAGTCAAAAAGCAAATGGCTGAGCAGGCAAGGCAGATGGCTTTGCTGCAAAACCAGTTGGCAACTAGTGCTCAAACCTCAGAGATTGAAAAGAAACTTGCTGGACTGAAAAACGTTCACGGTGATGCTTTTGATCAGGAACAGGTTCTCAGTTACGCATTGACTCACGATATTGACAATGTGGAAACAGCGTTTAAAGCTTGGCGTTTCGATCAAGGACTTTCAACACCTTCTCCGAATACCGATCTTGATAACGCCGTCCAAGCCTTGGGGCAGATCGCTCCCGGCGCGCCGACAGCTATGCCTGCGCCTGTGAAAGGTGTTCTCGCTCCTCCATCGGATGAGAGAGACTCTATTCGCAGGGCTTACGCTAAGGCCGGTGTCGACATGGATGAGATCCTGAGTTCAGTTTGATGGTTGAGCACTCCACCTTTTAGGAGTAAACCATGGCAGTAGGACATGCCGATTTTGGAGAGATCGCTTCAACGACTCTCAACGAGCACGCCTCGATGCTCGCTAACAACATTTTCGAGAACCAGCCGTACATGTTCTGGATTAACCAGGCAGGCCGGGTAAAGGATTTTGCTGGTGGTCAGCAAATCGTTGAGCCAATCATTTATGCCGGGAACGACACGTTCTCGTCTTATTCTGGTTACGACACGCTAGCTGTAACAGCCCAGACGGGTATCACGGCGGCAACGTTTGATCCCAAGCAGGCTTACGCTTCCATCGCAATTGATGGTTACAGCCAGATGGTCAACGCTGGCCCCGAAGAGGTCATCGACCTCCTTGAAGCCAAAATGATGCAGACAACTGAAACAATCACTGAAGAGATGGACGCAATGCTCATCACTTCTGATGGCACTGGCAACAGTGGCAAGGACTGGCTGGGGCTTGCAGCTCTTGTCGGCGATGCCACTGTAGGCCCAGCTACTGTTGGCGGCATCGTTGTTGCTGACAACGCCTGGTGGCGTTCACAGGTCGACGATGTCGGCGCTGGCGCTCTGGTGTTGTCTGACATGAACACTATGGTGAACAACTGCAGTAACGGTGTTGACCGCCCCGATCTGATTCTGACTTCCCAGAAGCAATTCGAAGCTTTCGAGGCTTTGGTTTCGCCTCAGCAAATGTTCCGTGATCAGTCGATTGCGAACGCTGGGTTCCGTAACCTCTTGTACAAGGACATCCCCATTGTTTACGACGGAAACGTCGCCGACGATGACATGTATTTCTTGAACTCGAAGTATCTCAAGCTGCGTCCTAACCGTCGCACTTGGTTCACTACTACCCCATTCGTGCGCCCTCACAATCAGGACGCCATCTATGCTCAGGTGTTGCTCGGTGGCCAGCAGACCGTGAACAACCGTTCACGTCAGGGCTACATGCACAACATCGGCTGATCGGAATAACTCATGGCACTTACACTCGTGGCTACGGATGGCAACGCTAATCCGGGCACTTCACATGGTCGGGCCATGGATCGCATCGGCATTGGCGGTGCCCCTATTGCGGGCATCGGCAAACTCTGGTGGAGTTCATACCTGATCGACCTAGAGAACACAGCGTATGTGACTGGCGGTGTCCCTGTTCCAGTGGGCACTTGTGGTTTCACACGCATCTTTGACATGCTGGTATTGGGGGGCAAAGATCCTTACGGGTCTGCTGATGTCACCCATGTGACTACCGGACTGACTTTCACGCTTGATAGCACTAACCCTGCGGCACCAAAGCTTGTAATTGAAGACGACGCTGGCGAAGTCGCCAACGCTTCTACTCAAGCTGCTGGCTCCCGTGTGTGGGTTTGCTTCGGCGGATTGCGATGAAGAGTCGGGGGGTTCCTTATTTGGAGGGGCCTCCCGGTTCTGAGCCTTACTATGGCGGTGCAGGTTTGGTACCTGTCGCAGGTGAGCTTATGAATCAGGGAGTGGAACAAGTTATCGAACCGCGGTCTGAAATAGACAGTGGCTGCATGGGCCGTCTTTCTGACGGAACCCGTTGCCGTAAAGGCAAGAAGCCGCTTTGCGGCATACATGCCAACCTGAAGAAATAAGGATTACGAATGGCAGTACTGGAACCAGGGGGAGCGACTACCTACGACCGTGTCCGCGATTGGGCTTTGGATGTAGGCGGATGGGGTACTACGTGTCCCGTCCCTGCAGAGATCATGGATGCGCTCCTTCTGGACTGCCTGCAAACCATCCATGCGCAAATCTGGGATCATGACCTGTACAAGGCTAAGTGGTCGTTTACTATCGGGATCGATGACTACTTTGTGGATGATGGCGGCGGGTCGCCTGAAATAACAACCAACATTTTCTCCCCCATGTTTGCTGTGCTGAACAAGATTCAGCGGCGCAGAGACCACAAGGAACTGTTCCGGGCAGAATCGTATCCGAAGATCCCGATGGCGGGTTTGGATACTCCTATAGTGTCGACGGCCGAGCCTGCCCGTCTGGAGTGGTTTACTTGGGGTGACGAGTTTGTTGTCGCACCTCCTTCCACCGGTGTAGAGATTTATGATGCGTTTGGTTACCGCATACTGAATCGTTCCATTTGGACGTATTCGGCCCCAACAACTACATGGCAGTTGGTGGATCTGCCTGACGCCTACATTGAGACGTATCAAAAGTGTGTGCTGGGGTTTTTGCTTACGGCGACAAACGACCATATTGGCGCAGAGAAATGGTTGCGTGCTGCAAGCGACGAGTTGCAGTCTTTACGCAATTTCAATGACGGCAATTTGATTAACAGGCTTCCGTTGGACGAGGGTGAGCCGCTGCGCATGGGTGGAACTCCGATCCGCAAGCGGAGGCTTGGGGTACCGTATTATTTGCCTGAGGTTGTGACTCCGTAATGGCGTTTAACAACATGCTTGGGGGCGGGGTCAGACCGCCTAAAACTGAGGCCGCTATTCAGGTTGATTTTACTGGCGGTCTACGCATCGGGGCGGATGGCATGGAGTTGCTGCCGAATGAGGTGCGGGATTGCATGAATGTTGACTTCCCTGCTACTGGCGGGGTTGAACGCCGCAAGGCCGTGTGGCCTTTGGCTGCTACTACCGAACGCATTTCGACTACGACCGACATCGTCGAATACCGGACAGCTGCTGGGGTGTATCTGTATTGGAGCACGGAGGGGGCGAACGAGAAACAGTTGTTTGTCGACGGTTCCGACACGCTGACTACGTCTGCGTTTGTGCCGCCTGGTTCCGGCAAATCGTTTACGGGCACCCAGGTTGGGGACAAGCTTTACGCTCGCACGGCTAACGGCGGAGGCAGGCCCTGGTCTTTGTGGGACGGTACTACATCAGTTGACATGCGGAACAAATTTCGCACAGACGACTATGAGGGGACTGGCTTTCCTGACTTTTCTGAGTTTCATCTGACAGGCACGCCTCGAGGCAAACGTTGTTTGAGTTGGAACAGCCGCCTTTGGGTTTGGGGCAGTGAGGTGGAGTTGGAGGACGGCGCTTACGTGTACGACGCAGCTTTGGGGAAGGCTGTGTGGACTCCTGATGCTGGCCCTACTTCTTCGTTCTATGATGACACAGCCACGTTGTATTTCTCGTTTGCTTATGGGCAGCGGGAAGATGAGGGGCCTCAAGACTTTTACGCTAATTGGGCGTTGAGGTTTGAGTCTGACGGGAAGGGCGAGATTGTGTCGTTGGCTTCTTTGGGCGAACGCTTGTTTGTGTTTAGTGATAACCGGATTCATGTAGTTAGCCCCAACTTTGCTGAACCGGTAGAATTGTTTTATCAGGTGCAGGAGTACCGTTCGGATATAGGTTTGGCTAGCAAACACGCTTTGGCTACGTCTGGGAACTCTGTGTGGTTCTTTGATCAGGAGCAAGGGCTGATGGAGATTGACTCTCAGGGAAGCTTGATTGGTCATATGGAGAAGATCGAAGGGTTGATGAAAGATCTTGTTCGGGACAAGTCTTCGGTGTGTTTGGGGTTGCATAAGGACCGCGTGTGGGTGAGCGTCCCTGAAATCCTAGAGGGGGGGAGTGCCACCCCTGATGGCAACACTCGCACTTACGTGTACGACATTAAGACGGGAGCGTGGACCCGATACAACTTTGGGGTTGATCGGTTCCATTTTTATCGTTCTTGGTTTGAGAATGGGGAGGATCGCTTGTTTGCTTGGACTTATCAGCATGCCGATAACCCTGATGTGGAGAACGCTATAATCCAGTTGGATTATGATCCTGACGATTTTGTAAACGACTACTACCTCCCTTCCACTACGCCAGGTTCGGGTCTGGTGCCTATCGAGTCTTATGTGGCTACGGCATGGTTTGATGCTGGGAGTCCCGAGCAGACGAAGGATTGGGTTGGGGCGGAAATGTTTTTTCGCACACTGCCTAATGTGACGTGTGAGATCACGGCTGCTAAGGATTGGGATGCGTCTACGGCTGCTTTGGATGTGGTTAAGGCCGTGGGGAATAAGAACATGTGGGATGATGGGGGCATGTTGCCTACATCATTTACGGGAAATGATCCGAATTATACGGCGGTGCCTAATGCGGTGGCTGGGGCGTGGAAAGAAAACTCGGTGTTGTTTGCGACGTTAGCCTGTGGTGCCGGAGAACTCTGATCGTCTTGCTCAGCCGGTGCGTGTGAACAGGTTCTGTGCTTCTCGTTGTGTGAGTGTGCGGGTTGCGCCTGTTGAGGCTGGAAAGTGGAATCTGGACAGGTTGACTTTGTTTTTCGAACGCTGGCTGGTGAGGACTTAACATGGGCAATCCGGTAGAAGAGGGCGATCTCGTAATTGAGGTCAAAGAAGAAGGGCAGGAACCCACACTTCTTGTCCTTGACGGGAATGAAGTCCCTGTCAATCCAGACGATCTTGCCCGGTTCTTCAATCAGCTGAACTCGGATAGAACGCTGGGATGGAAGGTTCTACAAGCACCAGGGTTCGCCGGGTCGGGGGTGGCGGATGGTCTCTTGCCTGCCGGTCCTTCAATTCTTCCGAATTCGGCTTTAAGCGTTGAGCAATTTGGGGCTGCTCTCGACCCTTACCTTGACCCTGCTAAACGAGAAGTCCAAGACTTCTTTTTGCGTGAGGAATTGCTGTATGAGAACCGGCAGGCTGCAGAGTTTGCTGCAGCCCAAGCGGCAGCGAACTCTGCCGAAAGAACCAGGCTGAGCGATCTATACGACGAAACTGTTTTCAATCTGAAACAGAACTATGACCGGGAACGGTTGGCCAGGGATAAGGCGTATGGGGCGTTCAAGCAGCAGGCTGCTCAGGCGCAGTTTGCTAGCGACCGTGAAAAGATTGCCATCCAGATGGCTGGCTTGCAGCGGAAGTCTTCTGAAGCAGCTGCCCAGTATTCTTTGCAGCTAGAAACTCTTGCTAATCAGCGAGAGGACTTCAATGCTGCTAACACCACGTCTGCTGACCCTTACCGTGCTGTCAGGGCCAGTCAGGTAGGGGAAAATTCGCCTTTAGCTACTTACGCTAAGCAGGTAATTGACCGCAACATTGCTTCTGATAAAGAGAAACTCGACATCGGGGATAATCTTGCTGCGGAACAGGAAAGAGCCAGACAGGCTGGTATCCGAGATCAGCAGCAACTTCTAGCGCAGCAAGAGGCGGATAATTGGCGTCGTTCTAATGAAGCAAATCTGATCTGGATTAATGGCTGGGGCGAAGACGCTGTGTACGCCGTTCAGCAAGGCATGAGTTTGCGTGAGGCACAAAACACTTTCCAGAAACGCATAGATGGTGTAGGAACTTCCATCACAGTTTCTGACGATTTGGGTTTGGGCGGTTCCACTGTGGACAACGCTGTTTCTACAGCTGTGGCAGGGCTTGGCGGGCCATACATGAATGCGCCTACTTCAGGCTTCTCTTCTTCTTTCACTGGTGTGCAGCCAACGCCCACGCCGTCTCCCGCCGTACCTCCGGCCACTGACTCTGCCGATAGCTCTGAGCCGTTGCCTGCGCAATGGGGCGGCATTGACTACAACCAGTTCTTCAACGAGTAATTATGGATAAGAAACTTCCTCCTAAAGTCAAGCAAACCACCTCCGACCATAGATTGGCTGTGGAGGGGGGGACGGCCGCTTGGGATCAACCGGGCGGCAAGCCATACACAACTGCGCCTACTCCAAAGGCCAAGAAGCCTAAGCCTGTGCCGGGGGATGGGATGGACCCTATGTGGTTGCCTCCCCCTGTTTACAAGAAGCCTGCCCGTGTCCGCTCGGAGAATCCTCAGAAGAAACGCAAGGTGAAACTGCCGAAGCAGCCGCCTAACGTTGATGAGGTTTTGCAGTCGTTAATCCAGATGCCTGACCCCGGTTCCGACATTTATGACGCTCTGGCTGTGGTGAGCGTGTTTGATAAACCAGCACAGAAGCCTCGCTCTGCGTCGACAAACACCAGTCGGAAGAAGAGAACTCCAGCGGTTTCGCCTAACATATTGTTTGCGGAAAGAATGACGCAAATTCGGATGTTGGACGATGTGGCTTTCGATAAACCTCCGCCTTTCCGAGGGGCCTGACTATGGCAGAACTATTTGAATCTCTTTCAGCTCCTGATCCGTTTGCTGGCAGTAGGGAAGGCAACCTTGTGCAAGCTGCAGCGAGCGACCTTTCCAGGGTTGCTTCTCGGGCGGCTGTGAGGCAGCAGTCTTTGGTGGAACGCGATCTGGCCCCTAGCGAGAACGATGTTATGGCCCCGACGCCTCGCTCGAAAAAAGATAAAACTGGCTTGGGTGCGCCATCTGGCCAGATTCAGGGTTTGAAAGGCGTAACTAACACGGTATCTAACGCTTCGGTACAGGGGGCTTCTGAAGACTTTTCTTGGCTTGATGGTGAAGACGTAGCGCCTGTGAGTTCTTTGCTGTCGCAGAGGCTGGTCTCCCGCCCTGAGGGGGTGGAGTATGCTGATTTGTCTCCTGTTCAGAAATCTGCGGCTTTACGGCATGTGGGTTTGGAGGCTGACGATTTTGCTGTTGATCCTGAAACGAAGAAGTTGCGTCGTTCCTCTACTGGGGCTGCTGTGTTGGCTTTCAAATCGCCTGTGGGGGAAGGCAGGTTGTTTATTGCTGAGGATGGTGCGCCTGCCCATTCGGCTTTGATGCAAGCTGTGAAGAAAGTTGGTTTACGTGCTGCTCCTGTTAACGGCCGTAGTGATTATGACGTGGGGTGGCAGGTCCATCCTGAAGATCGGAAACGGTTCTTGTCTCTTGCTAAATACTTTGAGCCTGGTTCATTGAAGGTGGATGGGGACATGGTTCAGGTGGCTTTCACAGATCAGAACAACTTGAATCGGAGTTTCATACGTGCCCCGTTTGGCTCTAACGGTAGGAAGAAGTAACTGTGGCCATCATTAAAGAAGTGCTGGATTTGGACGGGAACCCTACGTCTCCTTCTCCTCGACTGTTG